GGCGGGAGCCATTTCTTTTAACGGTTGTTTGGTGTCATCGTCCAGCTCATCATCTAGCGCATAACCATCAATATTTTTACTGATGTATTTCGCCACATAACCTGTGGCGCTGCCCTTGTCAGGGTCGATGGCCTCCGCGTGAAAACGCGCTTTTCTGGCCTTATCGCTGTTCAATTCTTTGCTGTCTTCTTTGAAGGCATAATCACGCAAAATCTCACGCACGCGATCCACCTTCTCTGGCTCCATAAACATCAGCATGTGCCAGTGCGGAGTCCCATCATGATGGGGTTCTGCAACGCGAATGCCGAAAATCCGCAAGTCCTCACGATGCAACTTGGCCCGCACACGTTCCCAAACGCTGCGCAAATAACGCTGCGTGTCTGCAGGACTCGAACCATTCCATTTGCTATTGCTGTAACCGGCTTTCGTGGTGGCGTGATATTTAGACGGTGCGGTCAGGGTATAAAACTCCCCGATATAGCCGAGTTGATTACAGATATTTTCAAAGCCACGGATACGAGTCATTAACTCGCAACGACGGATCGCCGGATTTGCCACACTGCCATCATATTTGTCGATCAGGCTGATGCGGTTGCCTTCGGTGTCTTCCAGTTCCATGCCTTTCAAGAATTCACGGGTACGGCGTTTTTGTTCCCGCCATTCGCCTATTGTGGTACGACTGGCGTAGGGGTTGCTTTTTTGCTGACGTTACGCAGCGCAATCTGCAGATGCTCACGCCATTCGTTTGACTTCCGACGTAAGTGATTACGCCACCACGTTGGTGACGTCATTCGGAAAATCGCTGAACTGGCCTCCGACTCAATAAAGACCTTGTTGTTAATGCGATCCCATAACGGCGGCGTTTGGCCCAATTGCTGCGTGATAGCACCGGCGCGCTGATACATCGCCCACCCCAGACGCAGATCACTGGCTTCTGGCATTTGGTCACTAATAAATCCCAGCTCAAGCCGCATATAGGTAGCGGTGTCTTCCGCCAGCAATTCAACATCTGCGCGGGACATATCAGGGAGTTTATTAAAACGGCCAAACAGGGAGGCATTCCCCTCTGTCATTTTTGGCAGGCGGTAGCGCTTAGTGACTAATTCAAGGCGTGGCAATGTGCGCTTAAGGTGGGATTAGACTGCACACGCGCCTGCATGGTGATACCTGCTAGCGTTAAGCAACGAACCGCTGAATTAACGGTGCGCTTAAAATCAGCCAAACGGGTCATGTTCATGTGACCACCGGCCACGGTATCTGCGGCCAGTTTGCCAACCTCAGCGGTGGCATTTAGGACATAAACAGGAATGTTCTCCCCTGCAATCTCGTTTAATGGCACAGAGGGATGACACTGCATTTGCTCCAACCAACCATCCAAAATCGTCGGGTCTTCGGTTTCATCCGTCAGGCGCATAACATCAACGCATGTCAGTTGGTGCGGCTGCTCTGGGTTTAGTTTGTTACGCAGCATCTGCGGGTTCATACCCACGCGATCAGCAATCGCTGACAGCTCACCTTTATGGCGTAAGGCGAAAGAACGACAAGCCTCATCGAACTGTGCGTGTTTGGAATCTTTAAAATCAAACATGGTTGCTTCTCCGAACATATCGCAATATCGAACTAACCAATGGAGAGTTCGCAATTAGATAAAGCATCTACGGTAAGAGCAGCCATGTTGATCATGACTTTTTCTCGTTTTTTATCTTTGCGGAGGCGGTGACGAGGCAACCGACCATCATCAAGCATGTCATTGATGGTATCGACCGGAACCCCTGTTAATTCGCTATATCTCTCAATTGAGACATGCGGTGTAAGCAAGGTGATTGAAATGTTAGTTTTCATGGTGCAACATTCCCCGTTTAGAGGTGATTACTTCTGGTGAATAGTGATAGTTCACTTCATGTGACCATGAGAACCTTACGATCACACAGACCAATCGTCAACACAAAAGTTCACACGGTGTGATTTATGGATTTAACGAATGGCGGGCGTGGCGCAATTGAACGAATGGTTCAGGCGTATGGTTTCAAGACTCGGCAACAACTTTGCGATCAGCTTGGGGTGTCTAAAAGCACATTAGCGACGCGCTATATGCGTGACTCTTTCCCTTCAGATTGGGTGATTCAGTGCGCGCTAGAAACAGGAATGTCTTTACGCTGGATCGCGTTTGGTGCTGGCCCACAGCAAGACGTGGGTGACATTGATGTTTCTACTCTTCCAAAATCAAAACTCATAAATGGAAAGTTACAGGACGATGGCTTCTATCTATTCGATAAGTCTTTTCTTCCTGAACAACTGCAGAACCCTATCGTTATTGTTGAGCAAGATGCAAAGCATATCTGTGAACGCCAGTTTGAAGATGTCCGCGATGGTAAGTGGGTTGTCGATATCGATGGCGAGATTAGTGTTCGTGAATTAGCTCGCCTTCCGGTTAATCGTATCCGTGTTGAAGGTGGGAAAATCCCCTTCGAGTGTTCTCTAACAGATATCAATATCATCGCAAAAGTGCTTATAAATTGTATTAAATAAAAGGAGCAGTCCGTGGCAAGCAGGATTTTTTTATACGTTAACTCTAATAAACAAATACGCGTTCAACACATTCATGATGTCACGGAAAATGATACTTATTTTCAAGGCATAAGCCTGCTGGATAGCGAACACGGTAAACTGAAAACATTCCGTAAAGATAGAGTCATTCAAGATCTAGACTCTCTACCTGAAGATGAAGAAATTTATATCCGCGATATTGATGTAACTCGTTACTTCCCTAGTAAGAAAATAAAAGAAACCTTTGATGTTTGTTTTACTGGTTTCAAAAAAGACCAACGAGCAGAACTTGAGCAACTAGCTGCCGATAATGGAATGTTGGTGAGAAAGTCCGTCACACAGAAATTACAGATTTTGTGCTGTGGGGATAATGCAGGGCCAACAAAAGTTAGAAGTGCAAGAGATATGAATATACTTATCTTCGATGCTCATCAGTTTATTAACTTGATCAATACTGGTGAGCTGGAGATAAATCAATGACCACTGTTCTAAACTGGGACTGGAGTAATGAAACTGATTTCAATGATGAAAAAATATCAGCAGATTTACTAGAGAGGAACAAGTATGCGGAATATATTTACAAAATATCCTCTGTTAGAGGAAAAGATAGCCATTTCGCACTTAATATAAATGCACAATGGGGGGCAGGAAAAACTCATTTCGTGAAGAGGCTTGCATCTACAATAAAAGACGCTCACCCAACAGTGTATATCGATGCATGGAAACAAGACTATTCAGATGATCCTTTGCTAGCTATATTCTCTTGCATTATAGAACAACTTGGCCAGCAGTCAGATAAATTCATCACTATTTCTAAAAAAGTTGAGAGGAAATTAATTTTCCTCTTTAAGGATATTGCTCCTTTATTAATCAAAGAGGTTATAAATGGCGCTACAACAACAAAACTAGGTGATGCTGCCAAGGGAATTACCGAGGGTTTAATAAAGCTTCACAATAGTAAAAACAATGCAATATTAGAAATAAAAAAAGATATTTCAGAATGGGTTCAGTTAATAAAAAACCGAGATGCAATGGAAAAGAACCTCCCAATTTACATTTTTATTGACGAACTCGATCGTTGCCGCCCTAGTTATGCGATAAAACTGTTGGAAATAGTAAAGCATATATTCGATGTCAAAGGAGTTGTTTTCATTATTTCAACAGACACCAATCAACTCCAGCATTCAATAAAAGTTATTTATGGGAATGAGTTTGATGCTTCGCATTATTTAAGCCGTTTTTTTGACAGAAGATTTATTTTACCCTCGCCATCAATGGAGCAATTATTAAAACAAAAAAGTCCTGATACGGTGTTATTAAGTTTTGATAGTTTTGAGCACAAACTCCACCCACAACCGGCCGATACTGATTTTTTCATTAAATCATGTAGTTCTATTTTTCAGTCATTAAGTATAAGCCTTCGTGAATCAATTAAATTCTATGAAAAATTTTGCGATTTACTATTAACACAAAATATAAATATAAATGGTTATTTACTTCTTATTCTAATATGTTTAGCTGAAAACAATAATACTTTATACTCTGAAATTAAAAATGATCACAACATATTATTAAAAAAAACCTTACCAAAAAAGGAAGTAACCCTTTCTTTCAACCTTTCGCCTGAGGTAACAGGGGTTACAAGTTTCGCACCAAAAAATGGGTATACTACCCCGAACCGTCTAGGGCACAAATTTATAACGGTAGATATAATTCATTATATTAAAATTTCAATAGATGTAATAAATATAAAAAACCCATATTCAGAACAAGGAAACCAAAAATTGCACTGGTCAGCTGGAGTATTACCAAATGACAACACTTTGATGCCACTTTTAAAAATAGCGTCGACAAGAGCTAAAACTGATAATAATGAATTGCCGATTTCTAACTATTTTGAGCTGGTTGAGCTTTCCACTCTAATCTCTTAATAGATGTATATTTCACTTATCTACAAACATTGACCACTGTTTTTATATACAGTTAAACTTAGCCCTCAGACATGAGGGCTTTTTTGTGGCAGTAAGTAAACAATCATCAGGTAAATGGCTATGCCAGTGTTTTCCCAGCGGACGTGACAACCGCCGCATTCGCAAACTGTTCGCGACTAAGGGGGAAGCCTTAGCCTATGAGCGTTTCATTATGTCTGAGGTGAATGATAAGCCTTGGCTGGGTGAGGTTGAGGATCGCCGCCGGTTAAGTGACATCGTTGAGTTGTGGTACAACCTCCACGGTCAATCACTGACAGCTGGTGAACGTACACGCAAGAAGATGGATTTAGTGGTAGAGGCTCTGGGAGATCCTATAGCTAGCAAATTCACAGCCAAAAACTTCGCCCACTACAGAAATAAACGGCTCAAAGGAGAAATCTTTTTCTCCGAAAAGTGGAGCAAAGGTGCTGCACCTGTCACCGTAAATCTAGAGCAAAACTATCTAAGTGGCGCTTTCAATGAACTTATCCGATTAGGGGAATGGAAACTACCTAACCCACTTGAAAACGTGCGTAAATTTACGATAGCTGAAAAAGAGATGGCATGGCTAACCCATAAGCAAATTACAGAACTTCTTGATAGGGCTAAGTTCTCAGCTAAAAAAGATCTATCGCTATTAATCCGTATATGCCTTGCAACTGGAGCACGCTGGCGTGAAGCTGAAAATCTCACACGTTCCCACTTCTCTCCATACAAAATTACCTACACCAGAACCAAAGGTAAAAAAAATCGTAGTGTTCCAATAAGTAAAACACTCTACAAAGAAGTAGACGACTTAAAACGAGACAAACTGTTTGATGATCTGTATTTCAGTTTTATGGCATTAATTGAGCAAACTAGCATCACTCTCCCCCGTGGCCAACTGACTCACGTTCTGCGCCATACGTTTGCAGCACACTTCATGATGAACGGGGGAAACATTCTGGTACTGCAAAGAATTCTCGGACATAGTGACATTAAAATGACGATGAAGTATGCACACTTTGCACCGGAACACCTCGATACTGCTCTGCATTTCAACCCACTGGCAACGATGACAAGTGGCAGCAAAATGGCTGCAGAAGTTGGAAAACACCACATTTAA